ACCTCCGGGACAACATTCCCAGTATATGAAGGACCAGAATAATGTCCATAGGGAATGTAATGTTAAAAGGTAGAATGTCCACGGGACACTGTTTTACTCCCGTAACATCTACTTCAAGTGCTCAAGGTGTTTTGATAAATAACATCCCACCGGTTTTAGATGGAGATCCTTATGTTGGTGCCCACAATTGTGGAGATAAATTTCATCCACCCGGTACAGCTGTAGCTACACAAAGAATGGTACTTATCAATGGTAGAGCAGTCCATAAAGTTAAAGATCCAATTTCTTGCGGAGATGCTGCGTTAGGACCGCCATGTATGGGTGTAATTATTGGTGGGTAACGCTTTCATACTATAAATACAGCATGGAGGTATTAACATGGCCGTAGTTTCCTCAAGAGAAGATCTCAAACAATACTGTTTGAGACGTTTGGGTTATCCCGTAGTAGAAATAAATGTAGACGATGAACAGTTAGAAGATAGACTGGATGATGCTATTCAGTACTTGACTGAATATCACTTCGATGGTGTAGAACCACAATATCTAAAACATCAAGTCACACAAACAGATATTGATAATGGTTATCTTGATATGGATCAAGTAGACACCAGAGTTGTTAGTGTTGTTCGTGCATTCCAATTTGGTGGTGGACAAAACAACAGTGGAAGTTTGTTCAGTGTAAGATATCAAATGGCATTGAATGATTTCTACGGATTGAGAAATCCTGTAAGTATTATGAATTATGACCTCACCAAAAGGCATCTTGCCATGTTGGAAGACATTCTAACTCCAGAAAAACATGTAAGGTTCAACAGAGTTACTAATCGGCTCTACCTCGACATGAATTGGGAAGAAGAAATTGATGTTGGTCAATATTTGATGTTTGAAGCTTACGTTGCAGTGGACCCAGAAACATATAAAGAGTTTTATAAAGATCACGTTCTCAAAAGATATGCTACTGCAAAGATTAAGTATCAATGGGGTACTAACCTTTCCAAGTTTGAAGGACTTCAATTGCCAGGTGGTGTCCAGTTCAACGGAAGAGAAATAGCTTCAGAAGCACAACAAGAGATCGATAAGGTCGAAGAAGAAATTCAACTCAAGTACGAACTACCACCTGACTTCTGTGTAGGATAAACAAATGACAAATCCATACTTTTCACAAAAACCAACTTCGAATAAACTGCTGGAAGATCTTACGTCAGAAGCTATCTCGATCTATGGAAAGAGTATGGTATACATTCCTAGAACTCTTGTTCGAGAGGATAAGTTGTTTGGTGAAGACCCATCATCAGCGTTCAATGATGGTTACCAAATTGATATGTATGTTGATTCGGTAGATGGATTCGGTGGTGGAGATCAAATAACAAACTTTGGATTTGAAATTCAAGATACGGCTGATCTTGTAGTGTCGAAGAAAAAATTTAATCAATTAATTGCTACGGATACGATCAAACATCCAAAGGAGGGAGATCTAGTCTTCTTCCCAATGACGAACTATATCCTAGAGATTAAATTTGTAGAGCACGAAAATCCATTCTATCAGTTGGGTAAACTATACACATATAGACTTTCATGTGAACTATTCCGTTACTCACATGAAACTCTGAATACTGGTTTCTCAGATGTAGATGGTTTACAGGACACGATCGATGGGACCACCGGAGCCGATCAAGATGGAAACGTCAGTATTTTACCACAGGATGGGTACGGAACAAATACAGAAATTGGAACAGACGCAGAGTCGATTCTGGACTTCTCCGAGGTTGATCCGTTCTCGGAAGGTAATTATAAGAATTACTCTTCATGAAAGAAGTAAACTATGTTTGAATCACATTTCTACAACGGGACCATAAGAAACGTAGTAACCGCATTCGGTACTCTGTTCAATAATATCAATATACAAAAATTGGATGGGGACGGTACAGAGGTTTCTAAGATTAGAGTTCCACTTGCATATGCAACCAAAGAAAAATTTATTGCTAGGTTAAGAGAAGACGATAGGTTGGATGATGATGAGTATCCAAATGCACATGTCCAAATGACACTACCTAGAATGGCTTTCTCTATGGGCAGTATGAACTACGATCCGTCACGAAAAAGAAACACAACACACAGAAGACGAATCAAAGACACACAGAACACTCAAAATTTTCTATCATACCAATATGCAGAAGTTCCTTATAACTTTGGATTTGAATTGGGTGTTTATGCTGGTAGCTTTAATGATGGATTACAGATTGTAGAACAAGTCTTACCTTACTTCACACCAGAGTTCAATTTAACATTTCAACAATCTGGTGGAACTAGTGATATATACACAAAAATGGACGTACCAATTGTTCTGGATAGTGTAAACCTAGAATATGATGCTCTAGGTGATATGGAAACTAGAAGACTTCTAATCTGGACCATGAACTTTACTGCTAAGTATTATTTACACGGTCCAACCAAGAGAGAAAAGACCATTACAAGTTCGGATGTGACTCTTTTCAACATAGATGGTTTTACATCGGGACAGATATCGGGTTCGACAGGAACAGACGAACAACGTTCCGCCACGGGTCCGTCCGGGGATCTGACGGGACTTACTGGCGCTGTTTCCAGAATCATAGTCGGACCTTCTGGTCCAACTGCGGACATTTCGAATTACGACTTCAACGTGGATAAGTATGTCCTGTGGAGTGAAACAAATAGTATTGATACTACTGGAGTTACATCATAATGCGTGATAAAGTTGAGAAGAATTTAGATGATATTTTTGATATAGAAGCAGAAGTAATTGAATCAAAAGTAATCGAACCGAAAAGAATAGAGAATCCGGTCAACGAAAAACGAGATCTCGATCAAGACTACAAGACCGTTCGTTCTAATCTTAAAAATATCATAAGTACGGGATCCGATGCTATCGAGAATATTCTTCAGGTTGCAACTGAAACCGAATCTCCAAGAGCATATGAAGTTGCAGCACAAATGATCAAGACTGTGGCCGATGCAAACAAAGACTTGGTTGATTTACATAAGAAATTGAAAGATATCAACAAAGAAACAAACAACGTGAAGAACGTGACTAACAATGCTCTTTTCGTAGGTTCAACAAAAGAACTACAGATGATGATGAAAGAGCAACATAAACTATTAGAACAGGATGATATGAAAGATGCCGAAGAGTGATTCACCCGAACAATACTTAGGAAATCCAAACCTAAAGTCGGCCGGTGTTGAAGTAGAGTATACAAAAGAACAAATTGCAGAATACATTAAGTGTAGCAAAGACCCAATCTACTTCATTAAAAATTACATAAAAATTGTATCACTGGACGAGGGTTTGATTCCATTTACTATGTGGGACTTCCAAGAGGAAACTGTAGAAGCGATTCACAACAATCGATTTGTAATTTGCAAATTTCCTCGGCAGACTGGTAAGTCTACCATTATGATATCTTACATTCTACACTATGTGTTATTCAACGATAGTATGAATGTTGCTATCCTTGCTAATAAACTGGCAACTGCTCGAGAACTACTCTCTCGACTTCAATTGGCATATGAACACCTACCCAAATGGTTACAACAAGGTGTGATTGCATGGAACAAAGGATCCATAGAACTAGAAAACGGTTCGAAAATTCTGGCTTCTGCAACTTCATCATCTGCGGTTCGTGGTGGTTCGTTTAACCTTATTTTCTTAGACGAATTTGCATACGTTCCCCATGAGGTTGCGGATGAGTTTTTCAGTTCCGTATATCCCACAATTTCGTCTGGTAAGACTACCAAGATTCTAATCGTATCGACTCCCCATGGTATGAACCTCTTTCATAAATTCTGGGTAGGTGCGAACAAGAAGACTGGAGAGTTAGGTAAAAATGATTATTGGCCTGTTGAAGTACACTGGTCTCAGGTTCCGGGTAGAGATGAAGAGTGGAAAAATACACAGATTGCCAACTCATCTCTCGAACAATTTCAAACAGAGTTTGAATGTGAGTTCCTTGGATCGGTAAACACATTGGTGAATGCTTCTAAATTAAAGACTATGACTTTTCAGAATCCGATAGGTAAGTTACCTGAAGGTTTAAACATATACAAAAGACCCGAGAAAGATAGAGTCTATTTTATAACTGTGGATGTTGCTAGGGGTGTCGGTGAAGATTATCACGCATTCGTGGTAATAGATGCTACAGAGTCACCATACGATATTGTAGCTACGTTCAGAAATAACGAAATGCCTCCGATGTTATACCCAGATATGATATACAAAGTTGCAAATGAATATAACGAAGCGTTTGTACTGATAGAGACGAATGACATTGGTGGTCAGGTTGCCGATATTATGAAGAACGATCTTGAGTATGAGAACCTACTTTCCACTTCCGTTAAAGGTAGAGCTGGTCAGGTTCTTGGTGAGGGGTTCGGTTCCAATGTTACACCGGGTATTAAAACTACACAACCGGTAAAGAAGATTGGGTGTGCAACATTAAAAAGTTTTATAGAGATGGACAAGTTAATCAATCCAGATTATGAAATTCTAAACGAACTGATTAACTTTGTATCCGTTCGCAATTCGTTTGAAGCTGATGCAGGTCATCATGATGATTTAGTAATGTGCCTTGTCTTGTTTTCGTGGATGACCACTCAAAAGTATTTTCAAGAAACTTTCGATCGAGATGTGAGAAAACAATTGTACGAACAGGAAATGAAAAACATCGAAGAGGATATTATCCCTTTCGGCTTCGTAGATGATGGACAGAATACACAAAACGGTGAAATGGACAGTGAGGGGAATCATTGGTTCTAAAAACCAAAAACTATAAATAATCTGAGTTGCAAAATGCAAAATGATGCGTTATTCCACCAAAGGAGAATAAAATGCCCTTTCAAGTCAGTCCAGGCGTCAGTGTCGTCGAAACAGATCTAACAACCATTGTACCAACCATCTCAACCACAGCTGCTGGGTTCGTGGGTCAATTTTCATGGGGACCAGCAAACGAAGTCCGAACAATTTCTTCCGAAAATGAACTAAGAGAAGTTTACGGAGACCCCGATGATGATAACTTCACATGGTGGTTCTCTGCTGCTAACTTTCTTCGTTATGGAAGTAATCTTCAAGTAGTTCGAGCTGTTTCCGGTGATGCAAGAAATGCAGCCGCGGGACAGGGTGCAACAAGTGGTATTGTCGGATATCCATTATCAGAAAAAATAGATTCAACTACTGGTGATATTTATAGTGCCAGTAAAGGATCTTTCGCTTCTAGATTCCCCGGAACTATCGGTAACAACATTGGTATTGCGGTACTAGACTCTGCTGGAGCAACGGCACTTACAGGTTTCGGTGCGAACGGTTCATTCGGCGCATTCTTCCGTGCTGTTCCAGACACCAGTGCTCGTGCATCAGAACGAACTGGAATCACCACGGGATTCAATGATGAAATTCACGTTATGGTCTATGATACAACTGGATATTTCACTGGAACTAAAGACACCCCACTAGAAATTTATGAAGGTGTATCTAAGGCTACGGATGCAAAGAAAGATGATGGTACGTCTAACTACTGGCGAAATGCTATCAACAACAATTCTCGATACATTGTTGCTCTCCGAGGCCTATCCGCTTCCGGTCAGACCTCTTCTTTCGAGAAAAGTATTCAAGAACAATATGGTGGATCGTCATCTGCCACATTCCCAGAATTCTTTGGTGATTACACACAAGGAATCGCACTAACTGGCGGTATTGATGGTGGAAGTACAGGTGCGATCAACACTTTCTATACTAGTTTATTCGCAAACTCAGAAACTCAAGATGTTTCTCTTCTGATCGGCGGACCTGCTGATAACACGACTAGAAATTCAATCGTAGATATTGCAGAACAAAGAAAAGATTGTGTTGCGTTCGTCTCACCAGACCTTGAAGATGTAACTGGTATTGCTGAAACCGCAAAGGCAGATGCAGTCATCGTTGCTCGAAACGCAATTACCACTAAGAGTTCTTATGCAGTAATGGATAGTGGTTGGAAGTATCAGTATGATCCCTACAACGACAAATTCCGTTATGTTCCTCTAAACGCAGACATCGCAGGTCTTTGTGCAAAGACCGATCAAGTTGCAGAACCTTGGTTCTCACCTGCCGGTTTCAACAGAGGTGCAATTCGAAACGTAATTAAACTTGCATATAGTCCAGATAAGACTGACCGTGATAAACTATACGTTAAGGGTATTAACCCAGTTGTCAGTTTCACCGGTGAGGGTATTGTACTCTTTGGAGACAAAACCATGCAGGCTAAACCAAGTGCATTCGATAGAATTAATGTTAGAAGACTCTTCAACATTCTAGAGAAATCAATCGCTACTGCCGCCAAGTTCTCACTCTTCGAATTCAACGATGAGTTCACCAGAGCTGCGTTCAGAAACTTAGTCGAACCATTCCTCCGGGATGTTCAGGCAAGAAGAGGTATCTTCGACTTCAAAGTCGTATGCGATGAAACAAACAATACTCCACTAGTAATTGACAAGAACGAGTTCCGTGCAGACATCTATGTCAAACCTGCTCGTTCCATCAACTTTATTACACTCAACTTCGTTGCTTCCCCAACTGGTGTTGATTTTGATGAAATTGGGGCGTAATTTAGGAAATCTCGTCTAAATAAGAAAGACACAGGAGAAACAAACAAATGGCTACACCACTAAATGTCGATCAATTAAAAACCGTCCTTCGCGGCGGTGTCAGGACAAACCTATTCCGCGTGGATATTTCTATCCCCGCTGAAGTGGATACCTTTGGACTAGACTCAAACCTAATTGGTGTTTTGACTAAGGCCGCTCAGATCCCACAGGCAACTCTGGGTTCAATTGAGGTTCCATTCCGTGGAACCAGATATAAGATGCCCGGAGATAGAACCTTCGAACCTTGGACCATGACCGTTCTAAACGATCCAGAGATGCGAATTAGAAGCATGTTTGAAAACTGGTCTAACGCTATGAAGGGATTTGCATCCAATGCAGCCAATACCGACCCCTCAGAACTATACGGGGCAGTAGAAATTTATCAACTCAACCAACAAGGTGAAGCAATTCCTTCACAGGGTTCGACTACCACATCACCGTGGAAATTGAACTCATGTTGGCCAAGTGATATTTCTGCAATTGATTTATCATATGATGACGAAAACACCTTGTCGCAGTTCACCGTTACTTGGCAATACCAGTACTGGATCCACGAGATCTCAACTGATAGAGCCGGAACTGCCCTAAATAATCAGGGTTAATAGTCTTTTAACATGAAGGAAGTGATATGCCAGAATTATTCGGATTCTCCATCGGGAGAGCTAAGAAGAAGCTAACAGATGAAGCCATCATTAAAGATGATGGAACACTAGTAAACCCATCATTCGTCGCACCAGAGTCGGATGATGGGTCTACTGTTCTTGGTGGGGGTGGTGGCCATTTTGGTCAATACCTAGATCAAGAAGGTCAGATTAAAAGTGATAATGATTTAATTACACGTTATCGTGGAATGAGTCTACATTCAGAAATTGAAATGGCAGTGGAGGATATTCTAAACGAAGCAATCGTTTACGAACATGATTACCCAGCCGTAAAAATTCTTTTAGAAAATGTAGATCAATCTGATTCTATTAAAAAGAAAATAGAAGAAGAGTTCAATCATGTTCTTCGATTGATGAATTTCACTAACAAAGGTTATGAAATATTCAGACGTTGGTTCATCGATGGTAGAGTATACTTTCATATGATCGCACCGAAAGATTCCAAAAAGGGTATTGTTGAACTGAGACCTGTTGATGCACTTAAGATCAAAAAGGTCAAGAAGGTTCATAAAGAAAAAGACCAAAAGACTCAGATCGAAATCGTAACTAAGATCGAAGACTTCTTTGTATATACCGAAAAAAATTATGTTAATAAGTATGGCGGTGGTATGGAAATGCAGTCGTCTGGTGGTCAAGTTGGTATTAAGATTGCACCAGAATCGATGTGTTATGTCCCATCCGGTGTTTATGATTTCGAGAACAAACGAGTAGTCGGTTACCTTCATAAGGCAATTAAGCCACTAAACCAACTTCGAATGATCGAAGACGCGGTTGTAATTTACAGAATCTCCAGAGCTCCCGAAAGAAGAATCTTCTACATTGACGTTGGTTCTCTCCCCAAGACAAAGGCAGAACAGTATCTCCGCGATATCATGAATAAGTACAAGAACAAACTTGTCTATGATGCCTCTACAGGTGAGATGAGAGATGATAAACGACACATGTCCATGCTTGAGGACTTCTGGTTACCCCGTAGAGAAGGTGGTCGTGGAACCGAGATCAGTACTCTTGATGGTGGACAGAACCTCGGTGAAATGGAAGATGTAGAATACTTCAAGAAGAAACTATATCGTGCATTAAATGTTCCCGTCACTCGTCTCGAACCAGATTCCGGATTCAACTTGGGGCGAGAATCTGAAATCACAAGAGATGAACTCAAGTTTTCGAAGTTTATCGATAAACTCAGATCAAAGTTCTCCGACATTTTCCTACAGATTCTCAAGACTCAACTGATTCTCAAGGGAATTATGAGAGAAGATGAGTGGAACAAGATTGTACAGGACATACGTTTCGATTATATTCGAGACTCGTACTTCACGGAACTTAAGAACACTGAGATCATGAAGTCTAGACTAGAACTACTTCGTGACATCGAAGACCATATTGGAACTTACTTTTCAAGAGATTTTGTAAGGAAGCAAATCCTGCGACAGACTGATCCAGAAATTAAAGATATGGACAGTCAAATTGATAAAGAAAAGTCAGAAGGTGATATAGATATGGAAGACCACGGAGGAGATGAATCTAATGGCGAGCGCTAATTACGACATACCCCACCAACAGGGTACTAACTTCCTACTGAACATCAACTATTATGATAATACTGGTGTGGCTATTTCTTTATCTGATTATTGGGCTAGAATGGATATTAGAACAGCTCGATTCGAAGACGACACCAATGACAATAGTTTACTTGTTAGGTTTAGTAACAATAATACACATGGGTATACCGGTGGAATCACAGGTTCAACTGGTCAAAAAAGTGCTGGTCATATTTCAATGATCGGTGAAATGATTTACGGTGTGACTGCAACCGTTGCTACTGCTAGTAATGTAAACGGACAACTCTCATTATCTTTCTCTAAAGAAGTTTCTAGACAGATAGCATCAGGAACTTACCTTTATGACTTTTTACTTTTCTATGACAGAGGAAGTTCTGGAAACACAACTGACGCGGTGGCAGAAAGATTAATGTCTGGTAAGTTTGTAGTAACTCCATCCATCAGTAATCCTAACCCAGATGCGTAAAAATGCCTATATTAGAAGTAGAAGTTAAAGAAAAAATTCGCGTGGGCAAATTTGGCTCAGACTTTATCGATCTGCATGATATAGTAAAAGACAGAAAAAGAATACCATTTTCAACTCAACAAGTAAATCCATTCTTTAGTGATGACCCTCTTGTCTGTAGACCCACATTAACAAAATCTGAAAATAGACCACAGTTTGCAATCGAACGTGGAGATATACCTCAATTTAATTGTGATATACCTCAAGCTTTAGAAAAAGAGTTAGAGTTTCTAACTCAAGGTTCTAGAAGAAATGCTGATATTGATGAATTTTTAACAGAATCAGACGAACTACATGGTGACATTAGAAGGTCAGATTTTCTTGGTGATGTGATTGAATCGAATAACCAGATTGATCAATTAGTTTGTGTTTCAGGAAT